CCATGTGATTCCTTATGCCTGATAGGCTTCGCCGGTTACGCTTTCCCAGTTAATCTGGAAGGTCATCGCCTGCAGTACGCGCTGCGCATCTGGAATAGCCTTGACGCGCTGCAGGATGCCGTTAGTCAGCGTGAATTTGCGGCTTATAGCCGGGAGGATAATTGTTGCGTTGCAGCGGAATACCGCCTTTGAAGTCAGCGAAGTCAGTTGCCATGTTTCGAACAACTCACGAGATGGGCTGTCTGGCATGATGGTGATCGTCTGCAGATATTCGCCGAAAACGAAGCCACCTGACAGCTTACCGTCCGCGCCACGGACGGAGACAGCCATTTCAGTATCGCCCAATGCAAACATAGCGTCTGCTGCGTAGCCTTCCAGCGTCTGAGCGCTTGGGAAAAGGTTGGTGACAGTGAGGGCAAAGATTGAATCAGCGCTTGTAATAGTGTTGGACATTTATTGCACCTCAATGCTTGCAAGAGTGATTTTCTGGACGCAACCACCATCGCAGTACCACAACGTCATGCTTGGACTGGTGCGCTCCTGACGCTGCGTAGGGGTGGCATCAGCGATGTACAGGTAGTAACCCTTGGCAATCAGTGACGGGGAGATGTCAGCGCCTACAGCGTTCTGAATCTCTGAAATCTGAGAGCTGGACAGCGTTACGCCAGTGCGGATGCCGCCAAAGGTAATACCCTGATTGAGAGTATCGGAGAATGACGCCTCAATGATCGCTTTGCCGCGAGCGTTGTACGGAATGCTGCGGTTGGACTGGAATAACTCAATGGCATCCTGCATCAGATTGGCATTAAGCCAAATCTGGAAGCAGAAGCTATCCAGCCACTTAAAGTCGCCGGTAATGGTGCCATCGGCCCAGTAGCGGGTGTCATAGTTGTTTGCTGAATACGCGCCGTAGAAGTTAAAGCCATTTGCAATCAGCGCGTCGTAATCCGCTGAAGTGGTTACCGGGGCAAGAAGACCTGAGAGCGATCTGAATTTAAACGGCACTCGCCCTTCCTGCCGGTCAAAGTCAAGGGATGCTGCATAACCCAGCACCGCTGCTGCATGACTCTGCATGCCATAGACAGGGATGGAATTCTGATAGTCGTAAACACTGATAATCTGGTAGGCAATGTTAGTCGTGGAACCAGCCACAACATCATCGGCTGACATTGAGAACGGAACATAGCCAAAACGATAGCTCTGCGCGTTAACCCACTGAGAGAACGCCAGCGCTTCAGCATCGGAGGCTTCAAACGATGTCGTGAACAGCGCCCAGTTCTGGGATGCATTGAGCACGGCCGTCATAGAGTCAGTAACTACAGCGGCATCAGCACCCTGAGAAATCACTGCGCCTGTTGCTGCGGTCAGTTTCAGGCCTGCAGAAAGCGTCCCGGTCGCATAGGTAATGGTGCTGCCAGCGCCTTCAGTTGCCGAGGTTATGATGAAGGATTTCTTGACCGTATCAAACTCCACAACCACGCTTGAACCGATACCTGTTTCAATCAGGTCGGCCGCCATAGCAAAACTGGTTGCCGTTGCCAGATTAATACTGGCTGAGGTTACGGCAGTGCCGTCGACAGTGAGTGTCAGAACGCCAGTCAGCAACTTAAGCTGGTCAAGCGTCACCGACGCCATTGATCCAGACTGGAGCCATGCAGCAGCGTCTTCCGGATTAAACCGTGACAGCAAAAGTGCGCCCGGCGTCTTTGTTGAGTTGTCGTAGCCCTGAAAATAGATTTCAGCCATGCTGTATTCGACAGAGGCGCTCCCGAAATAGGCTGCGACATCTTCTTTGGTCGTAAAGGTGAGAACACTACCCACCGGCGCGTAGGCGCTGTCTGTCAGGATGAGTCCATTCAGGTCAAGCGCTGAACCGCCTGCCGGAAGCACTCCAGGGTTTATTTGTACGTCTTTACGTAATGGGATTGCCATTTATGCACTCTCCGGTGGGTATTTTAAATCTGCGGCCACTATGCCGACTGTAATGCTGTCCATGAAGTCCTGGCGCGTTGAGACTGTCGGGTTGTATTGCCCGATGAAGTCCAGCGTCCAGCGGCTTTCGTATTGTTGCTCGCCGTTTATCATCGTTGTCTGATGAGGGTCTGAGCAGTAAAGAGGGGTAATGACGTTGCCGTTTTGTCTGAACCATTCACAGGCAAAGTCTGACCGGATGAGTGTGCCGATGATTGCAGCGTTATCTGCCGCGCTCTCGCCATAGCAGTCAATCTGACAAGGCCATTTAGTGCTGCGCTGGTTCTGCTGGATGCCGTCGCCATAGACGCCGTTATCGACATAATTAACGCGGTTTGTTGATAGCCCGATCTGCTTCGTCGGCGTCATGATGACAAAATCACCGAGTGGCATTGCCGTCAGGTTTTGCTGACCGTCAAGCACGTTATCGATGCTCAGACCGGTAATCTCCATCAGAAACGCCTGTAGAGGTATTAACAGGTCAAGCTCTTTGATATCGATAGTCGGCGTCATGTTGACCTCTGGAGATTTATGATCACCCGGCACCAGTCACTCCAAAGCTCAGGGACTTTCACGACCAGCCATTTCTCAGAACCAATCACCAGAATGTCCCCACCCTTTTGCTCGGGTCGGTTCACACCGTTGAAATTGCCGTTCAGATAGGCGCTACGTAGAATTCCCTGAATGTTGACCGAATCGACCTGCTTCAGGTCAGTAGATGAAAGTTCCTGCAACTGCACTGTTACATCGACGCTGTTAAAGGAAGGAACCCTCTTACCGCCAGGTAGCGTGGTGAACCCGGTATTGACCTGAAAAACTCCAGGCACATTTGGGTTGATATTACTTGTCAGGCTATTGGCTATGCTGCGCAGGTTCATACGCCATCCTTAATGTCGTAGTCGACGCTGTTTAGCATGTGTGATGTCTCAACAAGAGGCTTTGAGAATCCCTTTTTGGCGATAGTCACCGGGGATAGAGCGGGCTCCATCAGTTCTCGTATAGAGCCCTGCAACTGATCTTTGATGTGTTCCCCCATCATTCCAAGCATCGTATCGGCATCATATCCAGTGACCTCTGCAATCTTTGCCATATCTTTGGGCCATGCTGGCGAGTTATCAGCGATCATGTTTCTGAAAAACGGGCGAGGCGGTCGGTTCATAGCAGGGTCACCGAATTCGTTAGCGGCGGCCACCATGGGAACGGATGTTCCGTCTGGGTATGTTGCCCCCTCCAGAAACCCGACCCGTAGCGTTTTGCCATCGCCAATTTTCTCGGCAAGCTCAGCTAATTTCGCTTCTAGCGCAGATCCCCCACTGAAAGTAGTCATGGCTATCTCCGCCAGTTAGCGCGCCGGTAATAATGCCCTGGGTAATTGGATGGTGAAGCGCCGGGAACGTAGCGAGCGGTTCTGTATGCTGCCGTTGCCTGCCAGTAGGCAGCCCCATAAGGAGTTTGCAGGTACCACCACGAAGCGCCGCTTGATGGAACTTCGCCAAGTGATACAGATACAGAGCCTTCTGATGCGCTCGCTACGCGCCCAACTAACCCGGATGGTGCTTTCCCATTCACACCTGAATTCAGTGCTGCAAGGTGAGCAACCAGCATGTTGAGATAGACGGCCCTGATTGCAGGGTCCGCCACCGCGCTACAGTCTGTGTTATCAAGGTAAACCGTTGCCTCTACGAAATAAGCATTCAGCAACGAGTCACTTACGGTGTCGAACTCCGGGTAACGTTCGCGGAATGCGGCAATATCAAAGACAACGATCGCCATGATTACTTCCCGTCAGATTTCTGGATTCCCGGCATCGGGTTATCTTGCGGAAGACCCTCAAGACCAGACTTGCGACCTGCGTTTTCGTTGGCCTTAGCCTCAGCGCTGTTCGGTTTAGCCTGGGCGAAGACGAGTTCGCTCTTCACATAGGCCTGGTCAGCATGAATATTCAGCCACTTGTCGAAGGCGTCTTTATCGACCCCCTCTGTCAGGCCGTAGCCGCCGATCACATTTGAGGCGTTAGCGCCATTCAGAACGACGCTATAACCTTCCACTTCAAGCACAAGACCGTTCGGCAGCTTGCAGCCAACTACTACAACTTCAGCCATGAGTTACACCCCTACCATTGTTGCGATTGCCAGAGGCTGGCGGATGATCGCGCCCCATGTGCCGCCGGATTTTTTCTGCTTCCAGGATGACTCTTCTGTCACCACGGCATGCGCACGCATCTTCTCGGTGAACGCAGCGTATGCTGTGTCCTGCTCGCCAAGGCGATCCGCGATCAGTTGAACCATCTCACCCGCAGTGGTCGAGTACTCGATCGCGGTTTCGATTTTCAGGTTCGGGAAGTTTTTCTTCAGCTGGTCAGAAACGTTCACGTTGTACATGTTCGTTTTAGCCAGATTTACAGACATCGCCGGAGACATCGCCAGCGTCATGCTGTCTGCCATTTCCAGCAGACCTTTGGTCTGAGAAACCAGTTGACCGAACAGTTTGAGGATATCGTCGTAAACCGCCTGGCCGTCTTTGGTTGCCCAGGTCAGGCCGCCGCTTGTACCACTTGCGTTTGGCGCAATGGATGCAGGGAGACTCGGATCATTCAGCAGTCCATAGTTTTGCAGACCATCGATACCGTAGAAGTAGCTCTTATTCTGGAACTTGTTCAGCACCAGAGCGGAAGCTACGTTCAACTCAGACGCATAACCGATACGCGCTGCACCGTACATATCCAACTCACGCTCACCCCAGCGGGTATGAGTCTGATAGTGGTAGGACTGGCGAGGAACCCAGTTAACGTTCGCAGCGGTCATGCCGTTGTTGTTGTAGTCGCCGTAGGAGCTAACTTCACCTGCGGATTCAACAACCGGGAATTGGGCGGTAAGAGTGGTCCAGTCACCCTTTTTAACTTCACCGATAATTTCGGCTGCCTTCATAGGCGTAACCAGAATGCGGATCAGTTCAGGGTCAACGAAGTTGGTGAAGAACGCTGGCACACCTGAGCTGCCAGTGGTAACCATCGTTGGCTGAGCATCCATCGCCAGCGCGAAGTTATCCGCAAATTCTGGCTTCAGGTATTCTTTAGCGCCCGGCAGAACAATGCCGTATTTGCCGCTCGCTGCGGCGTAGTGTTTCTGAAATTCGTTCATTACTTGCTCCAGGTGCTGATTTTAACGAGCTCGTTAGCGTCGCAAGCGCTACCCGCAAAGAATGGCGTCTCAACAGCGCCGGAAATGGTCGCCCCTGCCGCACCGGTCTTCACGGTACCGTCTGCCAGCACCGCGAAGATTTTCTGACCGCGAGTAGCGGCGGTTGCGGTACGCGCCCAGAAGTCACCCGCAACCATCAGTGTGGTTTCGCGGCCCTTCTGAATAACGTTTGATGCAGCACCCAGCCAGTCGGTGATGACTGCCTGACCATCGCGATGGACGAAGCCAGAAGGTGCGCCGGTGCCGGTATTTGTTGCCACCCCATCGACTGCCCATGCAAAGCGCCCGATAGCCACACCGCCAGTACCTGCTACGAGAGCGGCCTCGCCAGCCAGGAATGTTGCGTGCGGGTTGGTGCTCGCAAAGCCACCTTCTACGCCGGGGGCTGGATATTGGTTAATTACACTCTGAAAACCTGCCATGTTAGAAACCTCGTTTCAGTTTGCCAGCGGTAGGGAATGCCTTCTCGAAATCGCTGATGGATGCGGAATCCTGAGCCAGAGGGGCAGGACGTGAGTTTTCTTTCTGGCTGATTGCCATTTTCACCAGTGACGGGAACGCAGATGGGTGAACGCCTTTAATGTCTACGCCGGACTGCTCAAGTGCGGTGCGGTAGACATCAGCAGCTGAGTCCATTGCAACAACATCACCAATCAGTGGGCGCACAGCCTGTTCAGCTTCACGGACTTCCCGGAAGTTCTGAGCGGCCTTTTTGGTTGCGCTGTCAGCTGCTAAGCAGATCGCAGAGTCCATAGCCGTTTTGGAGACTTTGTCGTCTTTCTTGTCATCGTCTTCATCGTCTCCGTCATCGGCGGGCTTTTTCTTTTTGTCGCAGCAGTCGTCTTCGTCATCGGCGGGCTTGTCTTTCTTGTCTTCTTTTTCGGCTTCATCGAGAGCCAGAAGTGCTTTGCGTACTTCTGCTTCCAGATCCGCGTCTGCTGCCAGTAATGGCTTCAGCGTGGCGCGAATAGCCGCGGCTTTGCGTTTGCTCATGTGCTTTAACTCCGGTGGTAAAGAATCTGCGACCAATACGTCGCTTCCTGCGCGGCCTGTTTCGACCAGCGCCACGTGGTTCCCGATAATGTCCCGCATGATGCCGTCATAGACTTCACCAGTCGGGGTCGTGCCGGGGGTCATGTCAGCGACGTATTGGTACGACGAAGACAATTCTTCCTGTTCTTCCGTCTCGATACCGGCGATGGCTGAGTTATCCCACACGGAAAGACCGTTAGTGAGATACGTTCCATCAAATGCGGCGTTCGAGTGCGTTACACCAACACGGTTTTCGTGAGGCGGGTCGCCAGGGAAGTCAGGTGTATGGATTGAAAGGAGTGGAATGTTGTTGAATGTTGCTACGGCTTTCTTCAGCTCATCAGGGTGACGCCAGAGCCGGTATATCTTCTCCGGGTCGAGCCCTAACCTCTCAGCGCCGGGAATCTCTCGCCCGAAGTAAGGGCAGACGTTGGCCTTGCTGATATTACTGACCTTAACCTGAAGCCTGCCGTTGCCATCAAACGTGCGCACTGAGGCGCGGTCGAATGCTAGGCTTTCTGTAATCCCGTCCATTGCGGGTTTCTTTTCCTCGCTGACGTATCTGACCTTTATGGTCACTGGCTGCCCAGGAGATTTCGGTGGGTGTACACCGACAACCTCCATTTTTGCGTTTCGAGGAAGAAGGGTTTCATCTTCATGCTTGTTGCTGGAAAGTCCGGTGACATCGAGGCCTTTATCACCCGGCTTTGTTTCTATCTGAAGCATTACGCCGCCGATACCGAACATCCCGGCGATCTTTTTCTCTTTTGAAGTGGAAAGAAATGCAGGATCAGATACGACCATTCCTTTCTTGATATCTCCACCCGGAAATAACTTTTTGGCGTCTTCCCTGCTCATCCCTCGATAAAGAGTTTCGCCACCCAAACTTCCCTTGCTTATCGCTGAGTCAATTCTTGCTACATCTGGATCTGACTTCTCACCCACTCGCAATTGAGAGTTTATTTTTAAGAAGTTGTCGCCCGAGTAGCTTGATATTGCTGTTTTTTCGTTAGTAGATAACTTTGCTCCGGTTGATTTTTTTTCTTCTTTTTTGCTGGTTATCTTCCCTTCAGCGCCAGCTACAACATCTCCGCTTTCATCAACTTTGACATGTGAGCCTTTTATCGTGATCCACTTATCTTCGTCCTCGGCTAGCGAGTAGGATTCGAGTTCGTCCATAGACTTCCCCGCTTATGGCAATAAAAAAGGCCGCCGTAGCGACCTGTTGTATATATTTTCTGGCTTACTCCATCTTGTGGGCTATATGCAGCCCCCATAAATAGATAACCAAGAACAACGCAGAGGATAATGACCACCAAATTGCATCTTCTGGCCACTTACGGATTGTTGTTGCAACAGATACTCCAAGGGCAGCACCCCAGTAACCGCCTTTGGTGTATGCCTTGGATAGAGTGTTGATAGCTTTCTTTTTCATATTTAATCCGGGTTGATGAACATTTTTATGTTATAACTTTTTATCCAGACCAGGGATAACAGGCGACCAAGTACAGCGGCAATTGATTTCCTCTCCTGGCATCACCCACTTGCCATCCAGATACATTCCCTTGTCGATATCGAACTTCTTGCCATCAGCTTTGACATGTGATGGTCGAGGTTCTTTACCAGCGTGAGAATGTCGCCAGATACCTTGCGTGATGCCAAGTGACTGCTGCCTTGTGGCTTGCATAACTGATGTCGCTTTGTTGTTCTGGTCACGAGCAATTAGAGCGGCACGTCGGCGGGTGATGCCGTAACGCTTCTGCAACTCATCGGTGAGATATGACAGGTCACGACCTCGAGCCACAGAGCGCATCACAAGCCCTTCCACCTCGGTGAAATACTTCTCAGGGATGGAGCGTATCAATCCGACGTTTTCGGCGATGGTAGCCTGAAGTGCGTTGTTCATCGGTGCGGTCATCTTGAACTCAACCGTGAAACCGGCAGTGTCGAGAGCGTTATGCAGTGACACATCAGAGTTCTTCATGGCATCTGAAGCGAACCGGTCAGAAAGCTTCTGCGCAATGCTGTCGAATGATTTCGTCCAGCGCTTAGCCAGTTTCTTCATTGCATCACGCATAAACACGGCAGGAGATGCGTCCATTGCCACTGCTGCGCCGCTCGCTTTGTAGTTTGCGGTTAGCCAGTACACAACGGACTTTTGCATCTCTCTGACCTGTTTATCGAGTTGTTTTCGATACCAATCCTCAACACCTGCGTTAGGTCTTACCGGTGGTATCGTCTTCTGGCTCGTCGCTTTCGTCGATTTCTTCGTCGATTTCTTCATCGTCTTCTTCGAGGTCGATGTCATCGCTTAGGTCCAGTGAGTGATAGGGTGATTCAGGGTCTTCGGCAATCTTTTCGCGAACTTCGTTGTTTGACAGCGCACCAGTCGCGACATACACCGCGTCAGTGTCTGCATCGATTTTCCGAATCTCCGCTTTATCCTTCGCGCTCATCTCGTAGAGAGGTTCGAATTCGAAATAGATTTCAGGGTCGATGTCGCCAAACTCGGATAGCTGAATGATGTCCAGAACGCGCTTCAGAGCAGTAGAGAAGATTGACTGCTGCAACGAATGGATGTAGTCGTAGAAAACGCGAATCTCCCCGTCTGATGACGCATTCAGCCCGGCAGGAGCAATGCCCAGCAGCTTAACAAGTGGGATGCTTGATACGGCTGCCATTTGCTCTTGCGCCTGAGCCTGAAGTACGTCGAGAGTGCCCAGTGGCGCGTTAACAAACTCAACCGTTTCCGGCTGCGTTGGGTCGTTGTCTGTAGCGAATGCGCCACGGTTATCACGACATTGGTTGAATAACTGCAGGCGGGTGATCAGCGACTCTGCACCACCACCTTGTAGGATGGTGCTCATGTTGGTACCGATGACCGGTACGCTAAAAGAGTGAATCATGTCGCTTACACTGTCACGGGTACGCAGCCAGTTATTCACGTATGGCTCGGCAATCTGAACCAGAGACAGACCACGGAAGTTATACGAGGCCTTCAGCAGGTCAGGAACCTGACGCGATACGAAATCAATCATGCGGCTGGCATGAACCGTCTTGCCCATCACAAACCACTGAGTCGGTTTGTAGAAGTCAGGGCTTAGAGGGTTCTGAGCGTTGTAGATGCCCGGATACGTCCATACCGGCTCGATAACCTGAAATCCCTTGAGGCTACCTTTGGCTATCTTCTTGTCGCTCAGGAATAACTTCGATTGCAGTTCGGTGTCATCAGTCCAGGCAGAGACGTTTTTGGGTGACGTGACATCGATATAAATCTGGCCGCCGCCGAAGTAGCCGTCATGCTCTGCTGCTTCACGGAACTTGTCACGAACGTGGAACCTGTCGAGTGCGTCGTTAAGCTTTTTAACGCGATCTGATTTATCCTCATCACCGACTGTCTTCAGCTTGATCCACTTGCGCGTCATCTCCTCGGCGATAGTGCCTACCATCTTCCGGTATTCAGGCTTTTGGGCCATCATTGCCAGATAGGGATAGCCGGGGAAGCTGTCGAGATTGCCGTAAGCATATCCAGCGCTGTATGCGTCGTTCAGCGCTCCGTAATCGCATGAGTCCATCGCGAGATAGGCGTTATGGAGATTTTCAGGGATAACCCCCTTTGGCGGCTCGTATCGCTTAAACTCTCTCGGCGGCTTAGCCTGAATCTCAGCGACAGCCATCGGGTTAATTTTCATCTGAACCTTTTCAGGTTCTTTCACCGGCTCAGGCGCGGCGATTTCTTTCTTCCACCATTTCCACCGCACTTAAATTCTCCTGAGTTGACTTGGGTCGATCACCATTGGCTGGCGACCGGAAATAAGGTTGTCATCGATGGCGTCCATCCAGGTATCGAGGATGTCGTCATTGTCGTGGCTGTCATCGGCAGAGAACGCCGCGCACTCGGTCATTGCAGTCAGCACCCAGGAGGTCGTCCCGGCGATGGTTCCGTCCTCGTAATAGGTGTGCATAATCGCCGCACCATCTTGCGTGTGCGTTGCGGGGACGTAGACCTTGCCGGTCTTAATCTGAGGGATGACGTTGAGGCAGCGAACCAGTTTGTTCTGGCCCGCACCGCGTGGAATCTCTTTAACAGGGATAGCGATCTGACCAGGTGTTGCACTGCGTTTCTTCAGGGTGGTAATCAGCCCTTGCCCAGCCTGTTTCTCTTCGATAGCCATATGGCGCATCGGCATGATTCGCATTGAACCCTGCATACGCCATTTCTCCCAGACTTCTTCTGCTTTCTTCAGAAGGTCCTCGGGGTCCCAGCGGCCACGAACCACATCGATGACGTAGAGGTTGCCATCCACACCCATGCCAACCAGAGTGAATACGGTGTAGTCAAGCCAGTCCTCAACCTTGCCACTGTTCGTATCAACGTATACGGCGCGGTGAGTCAGCTTAGGAAGCGTGGTGTAGGTCTGGAACCATCCGGTGTCGATAATGCCGCCGGTGAGCGCCATTGGGTTTTGCTGGTACTGAGACAGGAAGGTGTAACGGTCTTTCTCCCACAATTGCAGGAGGTCGTTCACGTCTTCCATCTGAGGCCAGTACGACCAGTAGCGTGTGCCAGACACTTCGACATAATCGGTGTCTTTAACCGTCTCCCGGCACAGCGAGCGCCACGGCTCTGCGAGAGACTCAATGTATTTCTCATCAATCATCGCCGGGATAGCGACGTGATGGAATTTGACGCCCATGCCGCCACTCAGCATAAAGCCGGTTGCGTCGTCAGTGTGCAGGCGCTGCTGAATGCTTACGAATGGCGTTGGATGCTCTTTGGACTTATCACCACGACGGGAGCGGATTGTGTTCACCAGGAGCGTGTTAGCGCTGTTCCTGCGTGACTCGCTCAGCATATCAACGGGCTTGTTGTAGTCATCCAGCATAACCATGCCGGAGAACTCAGGTCCGAAGTAACCACCACGGCCACCGGTAATCTGCCCGTTACTGGAGCGGGATACCGTCTGACCGATTGAGCGACCGCGATCGTCTTTAATCTCCCACTCTTCAGCCTGGTTAACACCAAAGGAGCAAGGCCAGAACTCCTGATACTCACGACTGGCGATAATGTCTCTGGTGCGGCGCGAGTTACGCTTAACCAGCGTGTCAGCAAATGAGATGTTCAGGTTACGGAAGCGCTTTAATCTCCCTTCCTGCACCAGTGAATTGACGTATGCGGGGAAGTGGATGGAGAAGAACTCCGTCTTTGTGCCGCCAGGGGGGATGTTGATAATCAGGTTGCCTGGCTCTAACCTCCCGGCGATCAGGTCATCAATCTTCGACGCCATCAGGCGGTGATGCCAGTTAACCAGCAGCCGATCACCCTGAATCAGTTCGAACCACACTCGGGTAAAGTTGAGAAACGACTTGGTGGACTTTGAACGAATGATGACGCGCTCAGGGAATGACAAGTCATCCCATTCGATGATTTCGTTCATATCAGTCCAGGCCTTTTAGTTTCTCCTCCATTGCTGCCTGCGCTGCTGCATAGTCTGCCGGGGTATAGTTGACGACCTGAACCGGGCCGCCGTCTGCACCTTCGATAGCGTGGTCAATCTTGTCTCGCCAGTCTTTCTTCTGTCTGTTCTTAAGCCAGAAGATTGCAGCAGCAGTATCGGGAGGGTAATGCTTCTTGATTTGCGTTTTGACTATCTGGTTATCAATGACGCGAATGTCTGTATCAGGGGCGACGTATCCCATTGCTCTCTGGAAGAGGCTATCCACCACTTCAGCATCAACAAGGTCTTTCCCCTTTTTTACGGACTCCGAAAACTCAGAATGGTCGAGTTTCCATTTGCTGATGGTCGATACGGCAACTGAAAAGAAGTCTGCTAATTGTTCATCGGTGTAGCCAAGCATGCACAGCTTGCGAGCCTGCTCGGCGTACGCCTTCTGATACTTGGTTGGCCTAGCCATAATTATTTCTCTGCTTTGAACTTGAATCCCCATCGAGCGATAAAGCCTGACAGCGATTTGAAGTGTTTCTCTTTCACGATACGTGCATAGACGAAAGCTTTAAGCACGGATAGCAGCGGGCTTACCCACCAACGTTTTTGAGCAACCACCTTCAGGGTGATCATCACATCATCCCGGCTGCTTTAAGCTTGGCGAGCAATGCGTTGAAGTCCGTTACCAGACCGGCTACATCGGTCGCAGCTGTATCATCCTGATTGGCCATTTTCTTCACCCCGCCGATTGCGGATGTTGTTGCTGCTGGAAGCGTATAAGCCTCTCCATCCACATCTTCTGGTGTAGCCACTTCTACCGGGTACCCGCCAACTGACATACATTTAGTAGGCATATGGAATAATCCTCTACAAATTTAAATACATCACCGGGGGAACCCGAGACATGAGGGTTGTTATATCTACATAAAACTCTGTCAATGGCACTTTACTGACACCATTTGCAGAACTTTATATTCGCAGCATTGCCACGCTTCACAGAGTTGCGCCACCACTTCTCGTCTGTTCCGAGCCGCCAAGATAGTGATCACCTCCTACGGGGTTACACAATCTGATCCTTGTCGGGAGGAAGTCATTATCAAGCCCACCTGAAGATGAGCTTTGTAATGCCTACCGGTTCACTCTCAACTCTTCAATCTTTCCGATGGCTCGTAACTTACCGTTGCACTCGTCCAGCGCATCCAGCAGCGTCAGGTTAAGCACCACGCTGTCGCCGTAGGTCATCTGTTCTGGGATTTGTGGCACCGGGCATTCAGTTGGCAGGCTGGCTGGTATCGGCAGGTACGGTTGCTTTACCGTTTCGTACACCGTCAGCGGCTTCGCGCATCCTGACAAGAGCGCCAGCAGGGATAAGCTCAACAGAGCACATGCTGTCTTTGAGGGCACTTTTCACCTCTTCCTGCAGGCGTTGGGATTTCATTTCAGCAGCTGCGCGACGCCGGGATTCTGTAGCCACGATGTCATTCATCGACTTAACCTCAGTGGTCAGGTCGTTGACGGATTTAATCAGGGCGTCATTCTTACTGGAGAGTTGGGCTGTTTGTTCGGAGAGTGTGGAATTCTCTTTCACCAGGTCCTGGTAGTTGCTGGTCATTCGCATGCCGACAAATATCAGAAACGCTACACCACCGATGATGACGATGTCTTTCGCGGTTGGCGGCTTGATGTCAAACATTCTTCTGCCCCCACACACAAACCTCTCGCTCTATCTCGCGGCGGTTAATCAGACCTTTCCACTGCTTTCCGCCCGCATATGTCCATCTGCGTAGCTGGTCACAAGCACCGGCGCTGTCGCCTTTGTTGATGAGTCGCAGGAGGGTTGAAGTTTTGAATGCTGATACGCCAACGTTGTACGCGAATGAGTACATCGCCCCGCGCATAGTGTCAGGGATATCAGCGTTAATAACCGGATCAATCTGTCGGGCAACAGACTGAAGGTCTGCATTGAGCAGGTCCATGCATTGCTGTTCAGTGTATCGCTTACCCATCACCACATCTGGGCCGGTATGGCCCCAGCATACGGTTGGTACACCAACCACATCGCGATAAGGGATGTATTTCACACCTTCGAGCCCATCATTACCCGTTGGGCCCATTATCAGTGCACCCGCAACCGCTATAGCTCCTGCCGTTGATGCTGCAATGACCTTGTTACGAAACGCTGTAGACATCGCCATGTCATTGCTCCTGAGGCATAGCGCCTGCAATGTCAGTCATCTTTGGTAGGGGTTGAGTGCTGTCTGATTTTGAATAGGCGCGGTTGATAATTTCAGTGCGCTTTTTCTCTTCCTCAATCACTGCATTGTTGCGGCGATTGTTAGAGCGGTAGGTTAACCAGGTAAACAGGGCTGTAACCACGGCACCCAGGGCAAACAGCACATCCTGTAACGTTAGCATGGTGAAAAAACCCGTCATGGTTGTCCAAAAATAGGACCAGAAGCCATTGCTGTTATTCATGCGCATATCTCTCACCTCCGTAGTTTTCGGAAGTGCTGTGTTAGCCGATGAATCCCGATGCGGTTATCCGGATCCAGAAATAAAAAACCCGCTCAAGGCGGGGAGGGGAAAAGGTACAGCGGCTGGTATGGAATTTGGTGCCGGGCAAAGGAATCGAACCTCTGACGCATTGCTTACAAGGCAATCGTTCTGCCACTGAACTAGACCGGCTTATTGGTGGGCCATAAAGGATTCGAACCTTCTGCCATTCCCTTATGAGGGGACCGCTCATACCAAATGAGCTTCTGGCCCGGAATTTGGAGCATCTGGCGGGGATCGAACCCGCATATTCTGGGTGGAAGCCAGACGTAATTACCAAACTACGACAGATGCAAATAAAAAAAGCCGCCGTGGCAACTTAAGAGTCACGAACGGCAGCTTATGTGTTAATGATTGCTCATTTGCTCAATGATGTCAACACGTTCTAAGCAACATGCTTAACTTTATCGACACGTTTGCGGTTGTTAAACGCATTTACCATTGGTTGATACAGAAAGTACATTGTGGCTGACAGGATTTCATCCACTTCCCGGCGACAGGTAATGAGGGATGGCCGCCTAATTCTTTCACCGCCCCTCCCTACCATTTTGCGAGGACTTGCGGTCTTGTGGTAGTAGGATGATATTGAGTATTTAGATGAGCCGTGAGCGTAGTAGCTGAGCAGAATACCGAAGGCTTTCTTGTCAATCTGCATGACGGAATCGACGACCTGAGAAATCAACATTCCATCATCATCATTGCACATTGGGCGAGTCGGGTTTTTACTTGGCTCTACGCTTTCCATCCACTGGTAAATCATGCTGCTCATGCGCTTTTCCAGTCTCCCGGAGTAAACCCATGCGCCCCACAATTCCAGCCAGCTATTGAGCCACTCATGCTGCTCATTGGTGAGTTTCAGTTCATGTATGCTCATTAGGCTGCATCTCCATCTGGCTTATTCAATCCCAACCGCTCGTTGACCTCGTTGAGCATGTGCTCTAACCGAGCGGTTGTTTTCTTTGAGTCCTCGACAGACAGCTCAAGTTGCTTTTTCATCTGCATATCGGCATTGCGCTGTTCATGAAAGAATGAAGAGCCAGCCGTTGCCCGTGGGAAGTTATTGGGAATGGCTGTCGGTGTTGGGTTGGTGATTGGTGTGATAGTGCTCATTTCTGCCACCTCATTGCCGCTTCAATCTCAGTTTGTGGAATTTCCCGTAGCGTCTTCAGCTCGTCGTCACGAAGATTCCTGACGCCCATGAATACAACGCCGGATGGTGTTCTCACTGCATGCACATGGCGCTCTAGATACATGTTGAGTAGCGCCAGCGTGTTTTGTGTTGTCATGCTGCCTCACTCCTGCTTTTGATTAACTCGCGTAAAAGTGCTCTGTAACGCGCTCTAATCGCGTCCAGTTCCTCGCGGGTATATCGATGGGGGGTATTGTTGTTTTCGAGCATCTCAACGCGTTCTGCGCCGATTTTGGCTATGAGTGCTGCACGGTACGGAATGGCGTTGCTGGATAGCTCGTCATTGCACCGATGACACTGTTTGTGGATGTTGTCTTCGTTGAACCTTAGGTGTGATGCCGCACCTCTTGACCTGTAATGCCCGGCCTCCCATTGAACCGTTGACCACGTTCCGCAGCTGATGCACGGCAAATCCCTGTCGCGCTCACGGATGAAATCGTTAACCACCCTCTGCGTCAGGTCTTCCCAATGCGCTAGCGGTTTTAGCTTCGCCTTCCGCTCTCTCCATTCACGACGAGACTCAGCCTCAGATTTCTTAATCTGCTTCTCTTTCTGTCGTTTTTGGTATTGGTAGGCGCAAGTCGGGGAGCAAACAAACTGGAGTGGACGTTCTGGGATAAATTTGGCTTTACAGCATTTACAGGTCTTAGGCTTCGGCTGTTTTCGAGCCTCTCGCATATTCCCTCCAGTGCTTATCCATTATTTCCTTCGGCACCCGAAGACTGATGCCATGACGCGAAGCGTGTACACGAACCGCCTCGATATTCCTCTTCATGAGTTGCGCCATTACGCAGGCTGGAACTTTGCCTGCATTGCGCAGAATGTATTCCGTTTCCTTTTGGGTGAAAAAGTGCCGGTGTTTACTAGCCATCGTCTTCATCCTCTCTCATCTCGCTATTGGGGTCGCCGCACAGGTTGATTGCACATGGCTCGCATATGTGGGTTTCAAATGGGTGCAGAGGTGTATTGCAGTGTGCGCAGTGACCGGCTCGGTGATTGCTCTCTGCCTGGTATTGTTGGATAGATTCAGGGGTCAACATGCTTCCTCCGCGCACGCTCACGCAGCCAGCGGGTATCCGCCAGGTGAGACGTGTAGTTGAAAGTTAATATTTGGGATGGCGGTATTTCTGGCTTGCGTTTCTTGCTGTGGGTGACGCGGAAAATCATGTGCTCACATATTCGCTCTATGGGACTTCGTCGGGTCATGCGCACCTCAGAAGAAGCTCTGTAGTTGATTGAGGATGTTCGGGTCTCTCGTGCGCCCGAACACGTGCTTTATGGCGGCGTTTATCAGCGCGGAATAACAACGCTCGAAACTCTCCTGGTCCATGTTTGCAAATGCGAGGCTTTGCGCCTCCGTCCTGATTTCACCGTTAAGCCGCATCGTCTGCTCGTAGAATCCAGCGAGGATGGTTAAGTCCTTGCGGAAGCGATCGAACTGGCTAACCTCGTCCATATGCTCTAGTCCGGCCCTTTCGGCTGACCAGTGAGCAAAGCAGAAGTTGAAGAAGGCGAAGACCTTTCGATGATGTGCGGGATTACGGGATAACTTGATTTCGGCGGTGTACATCTCGCCGTTTTTGAATCGCTGGAGTCTTTCGAGGTCTATGTCATGTGCTGGAGTAAATGTGCCGCCTGGGTGTTTCACCAGGTCGAATTGCATCATTATCTCCGACTATTAAATCTCTTTGCACATTCGTCACGGAATGATTTCATTACCTCTTCTACGGACATGTCGTCGGTGTCATCAGGAAGCAACTCTACGTTATCGGTATTGAAATCGAAGTCAGCCGCGCATTTAGGGTTGGTGCAGCGGATGTGATGACAGAGATGATTATCTTCCGGGTCCAGCTCGTCTTCACCACACCACTTCACTTTTGAATCGCAAAACGGGCAATTTTTGAGTTCGCTCATCTCACCCCTCCTTAACGCGAAGTCCAGCGGCGCGGATGGCGACAGGCCCGTATTCTTCGTCAACCTTTAACTCCAATGCCTTCACCTGCTCGTCAGTTAATTCGATGTCTACAGTGCGATAAGTGACGCTGCCACCGGCATGAATCACATGCCCCAGGTATTGCACCAAGACCGTCATACTTTTTGCATTACTCATATTCCCCTCCACATGCCAGCAGGCTGCTAATCGAAATAGAAACTTTCTGGCTCGTGTCTTTTGCCATCAGAATCTTCAATGAATTTATAATCAAGCAGGTGACATGGTTGAAGTAACCCACAAACATCAATCCGCATGCATCCTGTCTGAACATCAACATCATGTATGGGCCATTGCCATTTTTCGTTGTGCTCAATAGCCATAAAAGGTTGCGGAAGGGAGTTAATTAACTCCATGTCCAATACATCATTCGCCTCTCTCACTCTCCCACCTCCATCAGCTCATGCGGGTACTCGCCAAACTCTGCCAAGAGAGTTGCCGATATTTCTTTGGCTACTTCATTAAAGCCGGTGGCGTCACGTGGTTTTTCCGTGAACCCTTTTTCAGTGAGCAATTCTATGGTTCGGGAGAATGCGCGCTGGTTTAAGTTATCAGGAAGCCAGAAGTGGAATGCGCTACCCTTTCGGTGTTGGTCAGCCCCCAGTACTCCACGCTCAATCAGCTTGTGAATACGGCGCATTGATTGGTTATTGCCGATGGGGAAGTTGATAAAATTGCTCCTGAATGCCGTGCACACATGGGTTGCGTACCGCATATAAAACTTATCGTTAGGGGTAAGCCCACGCTGATTACCAAAGTAATTATACGTCGACGTGTAAGGCAACCGGCTAACAACGCCTTTCCAGATTGCAGAAAGAAAATCTCGGTCTGATATTTTCATCACTTGCTCTCCATCAGCTCATCGGGAATGTCTACCTCATCGCCAAGCTTTGAGGCCACTACAGCGCGACAGATGGCGATTTTCGGCTCACTTGCGGTATACCCTCGGCGCTTGTCATATGGCACTTTCTCATTCACTGCTACCCAGTGATAGACCTTGCTACTCTCAGGGTCGACGGACGCATAGCAACTGATTTTTAGCTTCTCAATCAGCGGCCCACAAATAGACCAGTCGTTAGTCGGTTGCCACAAACTCATATCAATGGGGTTATGCGAAGTAATCTCTTTAACCAAACCACCGATGGTTATGCCAACGTTAGCGCCAATAGCGCGGCCCGTCGCCCAATCCAAAGCCTTTCCGCTCAGCTCTGCTGTTTTAACTTTCACGATTGATTCCCTCCGCGCAGAGTTTTCATTTCATCGCTAAGTACGTCGCGGTCAACCCAAACGATAAAGCCAACCTTTCCACCTCCTGTCGCCACGTCTGTTGCGTTAAGGGCATCGGTCTTGAAGGTGATTGTTGCGTGCTTCGTGGATGAGCGAATGCCTGTCATGCAGCTATCAAGCATCTGAAAGTTGATGCGGTCATCGCCAATCGCATTCATGAGTTGTGTAATTCCAATTGCCATCGTCTTATCTCTCTCGGTAATTTATTGAACAGGGCGGCCGCACCACGATTTATCGTCGTGAAGCTCTTTACAGCGAAGCCAGATACAGTCGTAAACGAATGGGATGAAAGCCCTGAAGAACTCTTCCCATTGCGATGGCCGGAAGCCAGTTACTTCGTCTACCATCGCCTCAATCGGCGTTCTGCGAACCGGGGGGCGTGTTACACCATAAAGCCGCTCGAAGTTTTCGATAAGCTCCTGCTCTTCCAGGCAGGTATCGAGCACCGCTGCGAATCGTGGGTTGGTGAGAAGTAAAAGCACTTGCTTTTTCATACGTCTGCACCTTTTGAATACCGCTTGCCCTTCGCTGGCTGATGACCTGTAGATGTGCAAATCCCCCTCGCCTCATCCTGATCGCAATCCATAAAGTGACCATTAACGAAGCGCTGATAAACGGTACCCAGCGAGCCGAAACGGTTTTTAGTCACGATGATTTCTGCGAATTTTGCCGCCAGGCTGTTCTCGTCATACACCGCCTCGCGGTAGAGCATGATGATTGAGTCGGCGTCCTGCTCGATGCTGCCAGAGTCGCGAAGGTCTCCGTTGGTGGGGCGTTTGTTGGGTCGTTTCTCAACTTCGCGTGATAGCTGGCTCAGTGAGATGACCGGGGTTTTTAGGTCTTTCGCCATTCCCTTTAGGCTGCCAGAGATATGCGCGATAGCCAGGTCATTGCGATCGGCTTTCGGTTTCTCAATCAGGCCCAGGTAATCGACCATGATTAGCGACAGTTGCGGATGCGACTGCTTGTGCCGTTCTGCCACCGCGCGGATCTGCTCGACAGTCAGCTTTGACGCATCAACCAGCCAGACATCCAGGTCCTGCAACCGGGCAATGCCATTCGATACCCTGGCCCAGCCTTCATCGTCCATGCGCGCCGGGTTACGTAGTACGCTAACCGACATGTTCCCGGCCCCGGCAATGCTTCGCTCGGCAATCTGAAGTTTGCTCATCTCCATGCTGAAAATCAGCACACCGCGCCTCGTGTTACTGCCGGGTATCATCCGGCTCGCAACGCCCTCAGCAATTTTCAGCGCCAGTTCCGTATTGTGCGTAACGATGTAATCCGTTGTCACATAGAGATGGCTAGGATGACTCACCATAATGCAGAGACATTCTTCTGGCTCAACCGCTTCCACCGATTTGATTCCCACACCAAGGTCGCCAAGCCTGTTAATGCCAAGGTTTTTGCGTAAACGTGGTGAGTGAATTTGCTCTATTACAGATGAAGGCAACTTCATGCTGACCATATACGCATCAAGCCCTTTAAGCTTTTCTCCTTTGTACGTGTAAACTATTCCCGTCCTGCTGGATTCTTTTGCGGTTCCACCCAGAGATCTAACAAGCTTTATTAATCCTTTAGCTAATTTCTGGCTGGATGAACTAAAGCGGATGCATCCAAACTTCTCTATCCAACCGTCGGTTTCAAGAAGGCCAGTTAAAACACCGGTACGTATTTCTTTATTAGCACTAAATATTTCTGCTGGGATTTCCTTCTCGGAAGCTCCTTTCCCAATTAACCCAAGACCACGCAGTTTGTCCAATAATGGGTTCTTTTGCCCTTTTTGATTGCTGATCAGATAATCATTTTCTCCTACCTTAACCAGTCGTAGTGGTGCAATTGCATGGGTCATGCGGTTCAGGACGTATTCTTCTGAGTTGGTGAATTTGACGCCATTTATCAACGAGCCATCACCAAGGAGAGCCCCTATAACCCAACCATCAAGGGGTATATTCCCACCAAAGTCTCCGGTAACTGCTGGAACTCTTATTCTTCCCTGATAGCGTGTTTTTTGTAGCATCCCAGCAAGAGCATCAGTATCAACAACACGTTTACCCGTAAATTTTGATGATGAAATTTCCCATAAGTGGTTGTCGGCACATTTCACGCTGCGTCCATCTTCAAAGGTAACTAAGTAGGTGAATTTCTTTCCTTGCGGGAACACTCCTATTACCTCAGAAGGAGCCCCATCTATTGACGCGATGCGATCGCCAATTTTGATTTCACCGTGAGTTGTCCAAATGCCATCTGCAAGCAAAATCCCTTCATTCAGTGCCATTGCTTTACCCATACCAGGCCGGGCGGCGATAATCACCAGGTCTTCGGCGTTCATTCCTCCGGTGATGGCGTCCAGGTCGTCAATGCCGGTCTTCATCGTGTCGGATTCTTCGCCGTTGGTCAGGCGCTTCTCCAGGGTGTCGGTGTAGTCCGTCAGCAGGTCGCCAAGGCGTACTGGCTGAATCTCATGCTTAGGCTTCCTGATGACGCTCAGACGCTTTGTCAGCTCGTCCATTGCCTGCGATGACTGGTCCAGCGTTCCGTTGCTGATAGGCCCGCGCATTTCGTCCAACAGTTGCAATACCAGGCGACGCTCGTAGGAGTCCGTTACCATCCCGGCGTAGCCTTTCAGGTTAGCGGCGCTCGGGCAGGATTTAGCGGTCTCCATGATGTCCGCGAAATGCCCGTCACCGCATTCCTCGGCAACCATCAGGCCATCAATCAGGTTTCGCACTGCGGCTTGTTTCTGGATGACGCGATAGGCTGTCTGGTATAGCGGGATGGAAAATGCTTCTGGCGGTACGGTTGCGAGAACTTCACTGGCTGCCGGTGTCAGGCCGCCAATCAGCAGGCCGCCGATAACGCTGGCTTCGATATCCTGTCTCATTGAAGCCCCTTATCAGCAAATTTAGCCTCACGAACACCAAGCAGTGTTTTATCGCGTAACAGGTAGTCGATGTCCGCCGCCCAGCCTGTGTCGTTTTGACCGAAGTAAAATGGTTTAGCCTGAGCGACAAACGCTTTCACGTATGCTCTCCAGCCTTCAACGTTTGGGGTCTTGAGTTGCGGTATGAGTTTCTTAAGGCGGCGCTTGCGGGTGTCATTCAGCGCAACGGCATGAGGTAATAACTCGCCGACCTCTTCGTTGTAAGCCTGAATGAATGCCTGGTAGTCAGTGCGATCTGCTTTTCGCTTTTCAGGTTTAGAAACCTGCGCATCTTCCCCCTCTGGGGGTAAGGGGGTATTTGTCTTTATTGTCTTTTGTATATTGTCTTTTGTGTGTACCTCACGCTGTAAATCGTGATTTACTGACGGTGTGACACTATCTGTCACATACGGTGTAAAACTTTCCATGACGGCGTTAATCTTATTTACCGCCTGAGTTACGGTAGTCCCGAACATCTCTCCATGAATCATCTGCCCTTTCATCGCTTCGTGGACTAATGGTTCGATAGCGCCTGCTTGCAGATGGAATGGCGAAATATAAAAGACTTGAGGATTATTACCTTCGAAGTAGTACTTAACTTCTTTCAGTCTTTCTTCCGCATCCCGCGTGGTGAAACCGACTTTAACTGGTCCGAACTCATCTTCCGCAAAAACGTAAATGTAACCAGCCTTATGCTTGGTAGAGCCATACTCCCTGCGACGCTCTGGACGCTCTACGCACCAATCAGAAAACACCTTGTTAATGCCAACCTTTCTACCCTCAGTGATCAACACATTCATGTTCAACAACTCTGTTTTAGTAGAGCTGCACCTGGTTCTTGGCATCCCGGTCATTTCTGACAATTGCTCGCCACTTATCCAGTCAAACTTCTTGTTGAATCCGTATGTTTTGCGGATTACAGCTAGCAGGAGTTTCATCTGCCGAACAGTGAAGTTGTTAGACATAATGGCATCGAGCAAATCATTGGCGATGCGCGTATAGCCATCTTCAATGTCTGCCACCTGTCGCTCCATTGCCTCTTGTTGAGGCTTACGATAATCAGCTAACTTAACGACGCCCATGCCTACCTCCTGATGCGACAATTGCCAGCCGGATAACACCAATCAGACGTTCTGCGAACGCCCGGTTTTTAGAGGCTGCAACGACTAATCCATCAGGTGAATCAGGGTGCTCCCGCTCTTCTGCGGGAGTTTGTTTCTTGCGATTTTTCATGGCTAGCCCCCTACAAACGCATTGGCATGATGATGACTTGCCCGTTACCGAACGCGCCGTTGAACTCGACGACGGCAGCATTTTCTGAGCCGCCAGGCTTAATTTTTACGCCGCAGAAACGGGGGTTATAGAGCTTCGCAGCCTTTTCGATATCAGCGAGGTAGCTGGCATTGAATCCAATCTCATCTACCGGTTTTGATTCATGCGAGGAGCGCAGTCTTTCAACATCAGGGAATCGCCCATCAACCACCTTGCAAACGCCAGCAGATGTGCGCTCACCGTGTTCATCCAGGTAGGAAACGATTCCGGTATCAGTGTCGATTGAGGCAGTTTCAAACTTCGTAACCTTCGGTCCGCTGACAGCAACGATGACCTGTTCAACCAGGTCTTCGGTTGTGTGCTCACCGATAAAGGCGCGATGACCGTCAGTGGAGTAAAGTTTCTTATCGGGAGAGAAACAGACGCCATTCAGGTAATAACGAACGTCGCCTTTAGCCTGGAATATCATTGCGCTCAGCAGCGCATTTTTGCTTACTGTCAAAATCATGGTATTCTCCAGTTGTGGTTTAGAAATCCATCGTCACTTGTGAATCCTCGGTTGCAGCCGGGGATTTTTTATTTGTGAGAATCGCTGCCACCTGAGACGCCAGCCGGGCCATCTCATCGTCAACAATCCCCCATTCAAGCACTGCCAGTAACATCGAAATCTTCGGGATAAAGTCCCGCTTCCATCGCGTTATCTGCGAGCGATCAACGCCGATTGCGTCAGCTATTGCCTTGCTTCCATGCAACGTGATTTTGTTGAGCAAGGTACTTTCAATCTGCCGCGCAGATGTGCGTGTGCGTGTACGTTCCATTTGTCATACTTTCCTTGGTGAAATAGATAGTTATGCGCATTCGTTGATGCGCTTTAAGAAGGGACGAAACATCCCTGAGCCAGTAGTTTTAAAGAGCGGGTGGTGCTTAAGCTGCTTTTTCTTTGCTTGGGAAAGGTTTGAATTCCTCACCTTTCACCGTGCCATCTTCCTGAACCGTCACAAAAATCTGTCGACCGGTTCGAATGGCTTTACTGATAGCGCACTGGATTACTCCAAAATCCTTCGCGGCCTTTGCCTGGCCGTGAATTTTTGCGTAATCCTCAAGTGTCATTCTGGTCATAGGCCTACTCCTTGAAGGTCACACCAAAAGAATACTACGGGTATTTGTTTTTGTAAATATCTTAGGTATTTTGGTTTAATTACCTGCGGTAATAGAATGAAGTGATGGAAAATAAAAAGACCCTGACGGCAGAACAGCTTAGAGACGCAGAGCGACTTAAGGCTTTGTATGAGTCAAAAAAGAAAGATTTAAAAATCACTCAATACACAATCGCCGACGCGCTTGGCATATCGCAGGGCGCTGTGGGTCATTACATGAATGGTCGCATTGCTCTGAATGTTCCGGCGTTAACCTCTCTGGCGAAAATACTTAACGTCAGCCCAGCGGAGATAAGCCCGTCACTGGCTAAAGAAATTGGTGAGTACGCAAGGTCTATCGATGCGAACGTCTCAGGCTTTACGCCTTATACAAAAGGTGTTAGCTATCCGGTGCTGAGCAAGGTTCAGGCAGGTGCGTGGGCGGAAGCCGTTGAAGCGTACACCTTGAAGGATATAGACCTCTGGCTTGAGTCTGATGCTCACATCCAAGGGGATGCGTTCTGGCTTGAAGTGGAAGGCGATTCGATGACCGCGCCGATGGGGTTGAGCATACCAGAAGGCACGTTTGTGCTTTTCGATACCGGTCGTGATGCATGCAATGGCAACCTGGTCGTAGCCAAGCTGCAAGATGACAACGAAGCGACGTTCAAGAAACTGATAATCGATGGCAGTCAGCGCTATCTGAAGGGGCTGAACCCGCAGTGGCCGCTGGTTTCAATCAATGGCAACTGCACGATTATTGGCGTGGCTGTAGAGACGAAGCTGCGGCTGCTGTAGTGGCCGGAAGAGACGTTCGGGTGATGCCTGCGAATTCAAAGAAGGATTGGTAATGGAAAAGATTTCATTTTTGTATGTTTCTCAAATCTTTCCTGGAAAGATAGCCAGATCATTAAATTATCCGCAACCATGGATCAAACCAGATGAAGAAACAGGGAAAATAAGCATTGACGTTTCTTTTGGGTTGATAATAAAAACAAAGATTAATTATCGAGTAGATGTCGATTTATTCTTTGGCGATCATCGCATTGAATTCGGCAGTGATCAGTCATTGCAAACAGACCCTATTGTCGCAGGTACTACATCAGGAAACGAATCAGTTAGCATTGAAAACATGTCCCTCATGAATATCCATATCAAAGATGAAGGTATATACAAGGTCACTCTTTCTCTGCACGCCATTGATGAATCAGAGGTAAGTCGTATAATTCATAGCTCTGAGTGTTTCTTCTATCTATCAAAAGAATGGAAAATTTGATATGTCACGCTCAGCTTTTGTCAGAAGGGATACGCCGGTTGCTAACGAAGAGTACAACGTGTATAATTTGAACAATGGTTATGACGGTGGAAGCGGCGGAGGTGGCAATATGACTGAACGCTTAGAGCGACTTGAAAAGAAAGTTGATTCTATGGAGTCAACACTGTCTCGCCTAAACGAAACCATCATTCGCATAGATGGAAAAATTGAGTTACAAGGAATTAAACTCGCTAGCGCACTTGAACAGCAATCCGTTAAGCTATCTTCAGCGATGGAATTGCAAGGCCAGAGGCTTTCTTCTGCACTCGAACTTCAATCACAAAAGATGACTTCCACCTTAGAGAATCAGTCCATTTCTTTTGATGGCAAGCTCAAGGATCAAAAACTGGCTATCATCTTATGGATACTGGGATTGCCAAGCTTAGTCTTCGGTCTTTATAAGCTCTTTGAGGTTTTCTCGCCTCGATAGGTTTAACGCATTAATAGAACCCGGCCACCGAGCCGGGTTTTTTATGCCTGTTTCTGGTGATCCCAAGTAGGTGCAATTACCGCCATAAATCCCAGACAAACCCGCATGTAGACTGCCTTTACCGGTGATCCAATTTTTGGTTAACGCTAGCACTACTGGTTAATCATTTACCACGGGTGACATCGTTAACCACCTGCGCCCTACTCTTCCGGCAAAGAAAGAACATCCAGCGCCAACTCTACCGCCAAGTCCACCTGATCTTCCTGCCATAGCACCTGAATCATTTCTATCAGCGCCTCTCTCGACGGCTCGCGCTTCTCAACCAGCAGTTGCATAACAGCTGTTCCAAGCACTTCAACTATCTGCGGATGAAGCTCAGCAAAGAATTTGTCTCGTTCCATAGCCACCTCCTGATGTTTTTTTGAGCATATCACGGCAAAAACAAAATTAAATAACCTTGTAAATCAATATCTAGAGTATTCATCATTAAAAATAAATACTCCGGGTATTTACTAAAATAAATACTATGAGTATTCTTAGTCCATCAGCAGGACGCTGAGACGCAACAAGGACTGAGTTGCAGGCTCTTTAACAAGATGACATGGGGATGATTCGTCCCCGCCAAAGGATGTTGCTTTGGGGTGTGGTGAGTCAGAAATGACTACTGCGGTATATGGGTGACGGCGGGCTCGTAAGGCTGACCGTGTGACACGTTCGATTCGTGTAGTCGCAGGAATGCGCACGCCACACCACCAAAGCAACCACTGGAGGTATCCAATGAAAGCCAGAGAGATTCGCAAGCTCGAACGTGCTCGCCAGCACAATGAGATGAAAGCCTACTGCAAGAAGATTGACCGTGCATTTTCACGGTTATCTGAAGGTTGTTCAAACCGGGTAATAAACGCCATCACAACAGCCACTACGCTGGGAATGATGGGTAAGGAAGTGAGTGAGGGTTCTGCATGCATGCCGGAAATTGCAATATTCGCAGCCGGTCACCGCAAAGTCAGGAAGGACGCAACACACATCATCAAATAAGTCGCTACGGCGGCTTTTCTTTTGCCTAAATTTGAGGGTTTAACAATGAATGCCACTGAGTTATCCAAGATTCTCGAAGAGCATAAGGTCTACGTAACGTCATTCGGTGAGAACGGATCGAAAGCCAACCTGTACGGTGCCAACCTGCGCGGTGCCGACCTGCGCGGTGCCAACCTGCGCGGTGCCAACCTGCGCGGTGCCGACCTGCGCGGTGCCAACCTGCGCGGTGCCAACCTGCGCGGTGCC